GCAATAGTTTCCATAATCTTCTGGTCCAATCATTGCCAGTGTCACTAGCAATGGAACACCTATTAATATAAAAGTCACAATAAGCGTCACCCACCCAATGCCTTTCATTGTACAATAGTATGTTTGTTCACTCATCATATAGTTCCTTATTGATTTGGCGACCCCTGAAGGACTCGAACCCTCGACCTAGTGCTTAGAAGGCACTTGCTCTAATCCAGCTGAGCTAAGGAGTCATTAACTTTATTTATCGACGACGGTAGATGTAAGCATCCACACGGTCAGCAATTTCAAGAGGAAGAGACCTTTGACCAGCGTCTTGAGCCCAATGATCAGATACTGGGCGATTGTATTTATTGCTAAGCCATGTTTTCATACGTGCAGTACGATTTGTACCGCGGCCTTGGCATTTTACATAATATTGATAGTCATAACCATCTTCACGAAGCATACGGTTCATGTTCTTAACCATGCCACGTACTTCATTAAGTTGAAGCATATCATCAGCACACTCATAATCAAAAGTTCCGATATAGGCGTCTGAGCGATTTTTGTTTAGTTGAATACCCATTGTTTTTCTCCTCATTGAATATACTTATATAATACCACAAGTAAAAGCTAATGTAAACCCCTAAAATGCATTTTTTTCATTTAATTTGTGTGTCATTGCGAAAAATTTCCTCTGCTTCAGTCATCGTAATAATACCTTGCTGAACAAGAATTCTTAACACTAAATCAATAGATTCATTAGTTCCTTGTTCTCGGCCTTTGTGATATGAGTGTCTTCCATGATGCCAAAGTCCAACTCCGAATAGCGCTAAGAGCATTGCTCCTTGATATAGATCCATTATTTAATCCAAACATGATTGAATTTAGTTGGAAGATTTTCACAGCTAAATTGATCGTCTTTATCGTAATTTATTACTTTTACGCATTCATCAGTTGAGTAACTAAACCACACATCTGGCATAGAAAGAGCTTCAAGCCAAAGATAAACAAGTCCACCTGCTAGAATAGCAAAACCAAAACCTTGAAATAGTTTCATCCCCAGATCTCCATACCAGTAAAACCTTCTTGTGTCCAGCCACGAGCTACACCATGAGCTGCAATCATATGAACATAGTCCATTTGTGGCCAATGGCCTTCTTGCTCAGCCCACTTCTTCATGTCATGCTGAACCATAATAGATTGCTCGCCTTGAGCTGTACCAGCATTGATACGATCGATTTCTTCCCACACTAGGTCTGTTTCATTTGCCATACACATAGTAATTCTCCTCTTAAGAATAAAAAGTTTCGCCAGTAAAGATGTTTACCATCTTTTCGTCTGCACCAAATGCCGCACGAGCCATAGCACGTTCTTCAGCAATTTGCTCTTCTGAGCGGTTAGCTTGAGCTTTGATATAGTCCGCAATTGCAGCTTTATCTTGAGCTTTTTTAGAAGCTACAGTTAGATCAACATTTTCTTGAGAGATGAAACCAGCTTCCATGAAGTCAGTCAACATATCTTCGAATGGAGAACGATCATTTGATTTCCAGTAAACTACACTATCTTGGATGTAAGCATTTTCAAATTGAGTAGCTAGTTTTTCAGCTGTGTAACCAGTGAAAGTTTGTGTTCTAGAATCTCTAAGCATTTTCATTCTCCTTCATTTGATATAACTATACTATACTATCTAGAAGTGAATGTAAACAAAAAAATGCACAATTTGTGAAAAAAAGTGCATTTTGTTTTCGTTTAAAATCAATTACTTATAAATTCTAATGATTTTGGGTAGATTTTGCCAATGGCTTCTGCCACTGCTCGAGCCAATTCCATATGTTCGAGTTGCGTTCCATTGGCTGATCTAAGTTCAATGTAGTGAATCCAGCTTCGAATAGTCCCATTGACGTATAGTCTTGAGACAGTGTTGCCTTCAGGGAGAACAGCTCTTGCTTGTTCTTTGGCAATTCCTGCTTCGATAGCCCAGTTGTAAACTTCTTTTGCATGATCGATTAGCTCCTGTTGTTTATTTACCCATTGACCCATTAGAATTACATCATCTGTTTTTACGCTATTTTGACGATTATTAGGATCTTGAAGTCGGGCTTCTCTTATAACAAAATTATCATCAAGATCGCGGATATCAGCATACCGCTGAGAAAACTCTTGAAATGAAAACGATCTATGACGAAGGAGTTGTCTTGCAATGTCTCGAGTTGTTTCGATTTCGATACAGGCTGATGCCATTTCGAATGGTGACCAATGTTTGTGTTTGATGAGATACTCGAGTAGCTTTGGCGTTGTTTTGGTGTTAGCCTGATTGGCTGGATTGGAGACACGGGCTGCGAAAGCGATGAGGTCCTGGATGTTATTAAGGCCCTTGTGCGCAAGTTCTCCTGCGTGGATACGACCAGTGGGTTGGCTATAGGAAATGAGCTTTGCATGCATTATACTTTAAATCCTTCGAATTTTTTTACATTATGTTGTGAGTAGTCTGCAACAGGTGCTGATTGACCTGCATCAATAATATTTTGAGCTGATTGCTCAACATCGTATAGTTTCATTTTAGATCTGTCCACTCCAATAACGAACCGCTTATTGGAACTTGGATCATTGTATCGGTTTTTAAGCTGCTTGACGAGGATTTGTCCAAGTCCTTCAAGTTCTTCGTTGCTGATGAGGGCAAACATGAGATCTGCAGTCGCAGGAAGCCCAAACGATTCCGAGGTGTCTTCAAGGCCGACATCAGAGTTTGAATATCCTGATCGAGTTGTTTGAGTCGCTGAGACAATTGGGACATTGAATTCAACAGCAAGTCCTCGGATTTCTTCAGCGATTGCTTTGATATATGAGTAGGAGTTGATTGCACCACCCATTCCTTTCATACGCGATGAAGCGCAAATATTAAGGTAGTCAATAAACACAATATCGGGTTTGAAGTTTTTCTTCAATTGCAATTCTTTCATTAAAGCTCTAAAGTGGCCAACATGAGCTGCACCAGTAGGATATTCTTTAATGACTAATTTACCATGAGACTTGTTTGCAATTTGAGCAACTTTATTACCAAACATGTCTTTAGATAAATTAGGAAGCTGATCAATGGGTGTATTCATTAAATTAGCATCAACACGTTCTGCGATGCGTTCTTCTGCCATTTCCATTGTAATATAAAGAGCGTTCTTGCCCTGACTCAATACAGAACCAGCAACATGACACATAAACAAAGATTTACCGACACCCGTGCCAGCCAAAGCGATATTTAATGTTTTATTGGGAAGACCACCCTTTGTTATTGAATTGAAATAATCTAGATCAAACGGAATACGTTCTTCTTGGCGATGATAAAATTCATAACGATTTTGAAAGTCCTCAATATAATCGTGACCAACGTTGTTGTCAAAGCCAACAGAAAGTGCATCTGATAATAGTTCCGGTAATGCGTTCTTTGTATGCTCCGGATCTTTTCCATCTAGTATATTTATAGATTTCATAATCGCAAGGTGAATAGCTCGATCTTGACACCATTTTTCAGTATTTTCAACTAGCCATTCTAAATTTATTTCTTCATTTTTAGATACTTCATTAATAATACCAATAGATTCAGAGTATTGGCCATCGCTAATAGGTTGTGACTCTATCTCAATAGATAGAGCCTCACCGGTTGGTAATTTATTATATTTTTCAACAAACTTAATTATTTCATCAAATACACTCCGATGAGTTCCTTCAAAATATTCTTTTTTCAAAAAAGGAATTACTTTACGTGTAAATGTTTCGTTATTAATTAAATTTCTAAGTATTGTCGTTTGTAGGTTCGGTTCCATCTGGTATGCCAATCTTAAAATTATCGTCTTCAATTGCTCTTTGTAAGATATGAGATAAAATATCTCCAAGATGATTATTTAATTCTGGCGTATTTTGAATTTCATTTGCATCAAGTGGTGTTTCCTCAATTTGATATTGAAACTGTAATTTTGCGTCCGATCCATCCATATTTTCTGTAACAGCAACTTCACCAAAAGTGATAATTGTTCCAGAGTATTTTCCTGTCAAAATCTTAAATGAGTCGTGCGATGAGTCTGGAATATAACTAAGTCTTTCATAGTCATATTCGGTAATCTTATTATACATCAAATTCTCCTGTAAGTAAACCCTCTAATGCAGCTTCATCAATTTGAGATTTATATCCAATGGTGTAATGTTTTTTTACAAATTCTTTGAAGTCAGTTTTTTCAAA